GAACGGGCCTATGCGGCGGCCTGCCGAAAGATCGGCGGCCATGACCCGCCCCGCGTCCTGCTGGACGGCCTGCAACGGGCTCTGGCGTCTGGAGTTTGGGACGAGGGTTTCATCCCCCACCCGACGACATGGCTGAACCAAGGCCGATGGGACGACGAGCCCGCCCCGAAACTTCAACCCCGGAGAGCCCATGAACGCTCTAACGCCCACACGACAGACCGCTCTGACGCTCTCGAAGCGCATTTCGCCGGGGCTCATGCGGCGCTTGCAGAACGCCGAGCAAACCTGGGCTGACGCCTCGGCCGACCTCGCCGACGATCCCGGCGCCGTGGCCGAACTGCGGGAGGCCTGGCCGGTGATCGAGGCGGCGATGGAGCCCTGCGGCGGTCACGCCGTGGTGCAGGCCCTGGCCCCCCTCATGGCCCTGTATGGCGTCCCCCGGAAAAGCGAGGCCGAGGCCAAGGCGTTCTGGGGCTTCTACATCCAGACGCTGGAGGGCGTGCCGCTGCAGGCGCTGAACGAGGCCATTGCCGACTACGTGGCCGACGCCCGGTCGGAGTGGTTCCCGAAGCCCGGCCCGTTGAAGGACATCTGCGACCGGCGGACCATCCCCCTGCGGATGGCGTTCAGCCGGGCGCGCAAGGCCCTGGAGCTCGCCCAATGAGCCGACGCCGCAAGCCCCACGATCCCGCCGCCGCCGAACGCCAGAGGGCTGAAACCCGCGCCGAGGTCGAGCGGCTGGCGGCCATGGGCGCCGAGGTGAACCTTGGGCCGGATGGGAAGATCCTCAGCGCCTGGCGCTCCAACGTCTTCACCGTCCTGCTGCGCTCGGGCGCCATCACCCAGAACCACCACCACGCCGCCATGAGGCTGGCCGAGGACTGGGCCATCTGGAAGGGTCTCGCGGGCTCGCGCAATCCCGGCGTGTTCGTGGACGGCGGCGCAGGATCGGCCGAGCTGGTGACGGACGCCATGATCGTGGCCGGCCGCCGGGTGGCCAAGGCCCTCGACGCCATCGGCCCGCTGGATGCGAGCCTGCTGGGTGCGTTCATGACGGCGACGGTCGAGGAAGACCGGCCCATGCACTGGCGCGGCATCGTGGAGCGGGAAACCGGCATCCGGGCGAGGGACGGCCAGTCCGCCGCGGTCAGGATGGCCCTGGAGAACCTGAGACAGGTGTTCGAAGCGCCGAGGGCGCAGAAGGAGAGGGTGAGCGCATGACCGACTGGATCGAACACACCGGCGACACCTGCCCGGTAGACCCGGAGACGGTGGTGGAGGTGCGCTATAAAGGCCACCCAACAAACGGGCTTAGTCAAGCAAGGGTGTTTTTGTGGAGTCGCCCGGAAAGCCAATGGAGTGTAAGCGAATACCGCATCGTCACCCCCGCCAAGCCCCCGGAGCCCGAGATGACCGGCTTCATCGCAACGCTTACCGACGAGCAGAAAGCAGCAGCACTGGCTTATTGCGGCGACGACCACCACGGCCCGACCAAGCCCGAACCCGACCTCATCGCCCTGCGGCTGGAGTGCCTGAAGCTGGCGGTTACGCTTGAAGTGTCGGGAGTCTGCGATTTGATAAGCACTGAGCGGGTCGCAGACGGCTTCCTCGACTACGTCCTCAACGGATCGGTGGACAATGCAGACGCATAACCTCCAGCTTATCCGCCGAGCCTCGGGACATAACAGCGCCCCCTTGACACCCGCCCACTTCTGGGGCATGTCCAAACACTAGGCGCGCGAATTGCGCCGACAGATCAACCCCGCAGGCTTCGGCCTTCGGGCGCAGGGCCGGGGGAAACCTCGGCCTTAGCTTTTTCCCCCTTCGGCCCCGTCATCGCGACACCCTAGCGACCCTGCAGGCGAATGCACGCGGGCCGATCCCTCACGCATCGACGCCAGGAGGCCGCAAGGTCTGGCGATGGAGGCGACCATGCCCGCCGGGCGCCCAACGAAATACGACCCGGCCCATTGCGAGGTCGCGGAGGCCACGCTTGGCGAGGGGTTTTCGGAGGCGGTGCTGGCAGGTCGGCTGGGCGTGTGCTTGACGACGATCACGAGCTGGAAGAACGAGCATCCCGAATTTCTGGCATCCGTAAAAAGGGGATCGGCCCTCGGAGCCCAGGTTTGGGAGCAACGGCTGCACACGCTGGCGGCTTCTGGAGAGGGAAACGCGACGGCCATCATCTTCGGCCTCAAGAACCGCGTTCCGTCCCTGTGGCGGGACAAGACCGAGCAGGACGTTAACGCCACACACAACGTCCGCACCATCACGCATCGGATCGTCAGGCCGGAACCGCGTGGAGATTGATCTTGATATCCCGGTCGCGGAGGTCTTTGAGCCTCTGATCCTCCCGGCCAGATACAAGGGCGCATGGGGCGGCCGGGGAAGCGGCAAGTCGCACTTCTTTGCGGGCCTTGCGGTCTTTCGATGCTCTCAGGTCAAGGGAACGCGCATCCTTTGCGTCCGCGAGGTCCAGAAGTCCCTGCGGGACAGCGCCAAGCGGCTGATCGAGGACCAGATCTCCAAGTTCGAGGTCCAGGGCTTCGAAGTGCTGGACAAGTTCATCCGGACGCCCGGCGGTGGGCAAATCGACTTCGTCGGGATGCAGGATCACACGGCGGAAAGCATCAAGTCGCTGGAAGGCTACGATGTGGCGTGGGTTGAGGAAGCCCGCAGCCTGTCGCCTACGTCCCTTCGGCTGCTACGCCCAACAATCCGCAAACCCGGCTCCGAGCTGTGGTTTAGCTGGAACCCGAAGCACAAGACGGACCCGGTGGACGCCTTGCTTCGCGGGCCTGAACTTCCGCCTGACGCTGTCGTGGTGCAGGCCAACTGGAACGATAACCCTTGGTTCCCGGATGAGCTGGAAGCCGAGCGGCAATTCGACCTCATCAACGCGCCGGACCAATACGGCCACGTCTGGAATGGCGAGTATGCCCAGGTCACGGATGGGGCCTACTTCGCCGCCAGCCTGACGCGGGCCAAGACGGAAGGCCGGATCAGTCACGTGGCGGCCGATCCGCTTATGACCTTCCGGGCCTTCTGGGATATCGGCGGGACCGGGGCCAAGGCCGACGCCTGCAGCATCTGGATCGCCCAGTTCATCGGGCGCGAGGTCCGGGTCCTGGATTACTACGAGGCGCAAGGCCAACCGCTCGCCGCGCATGTGAACTGGCTGCGGGCCAACGGTTACGGCTCGGCCCTGTGTGTGCTTCCCCACGACGGGGCGCAGTCGGACAAGGTGTTTAGCGTCAGCTACGAGAGCGCTCTGCGGGATGCAGGCTTCTCGGTCGAGGTAGTGCGCAATCAAGGCCGGGGAGCGGCTGCGGAGCGCATCGAGGCTGTCCGGCGGCTGATGCCCTCGGTCTGGTTCAACGAGGCGACCACGGGCGCTGGCAGGGATGCTTTGGGCCACTATCACGAGAAGCGCGACGAAAAGCGCGGGATCGGGCTGGGGCCTGAACATGATTGGGCCTCGCACGGCTCGGATGCCTTCGGGCTGATGGCGATATCGTATCAAGCGCCAGTGGTGGCGAAACGGCCTAGGCCGGTGGCAATGGCGGGAGGCTGGATGGGATGAGGGAATACGATTCCAGCGCCAGCAAGTCCGACCTGTTGAAGGACGCCCTCGAAGCGTTCGACAAGTCCGCCGAGCATGACAGCGAAAACCGCCTGGCCTTCGAGGACGATATCGACTTCGCCCTGCTGGAGAACCAGTGGCCCGAGCGTGTGCGCCGGGATCGGGAGATCGAAGGCCGTCCTTGCCTGACGGTGAACAAGCTGTCTGCGATGGGCCGCCAGATCGTCAACGACGCCCGCCGGAACAAGCCGGGGATCACCATTCATCCGGTGGACAGCGAGGCCGACCCCGAGACGGCGGAGATCCTCAACGGGATCATCCGCAACATCGAGCAGTCGTCAAACGCGGAGGTGGCCTACGACACGGCGCTTGAAAACGCGGTGTTCGGCGGCTTTGGCTATTTCCGCATCAACACGCGGTATTCCTCGGACGACACGTTCGACCAGGACATTGTGATCGAGCGGATCAGCAACCCGCTCTCGGTGTATCGGGATTGCTACTCGACGGCGGCGGATTCGTCGGACTGGACGTATTGCTTCGTCACCGACCAGATGTCGAAGGCCCAATTCAAGCGCCAGTTCCCCGGCGCGGATGAGGTGGACTGGCAGGGTGACGCTTGGCGGGACATTGGCGCTCCGTGGATGGACGGCGACTTTGTCCAGGTCGCTGAGTATTGGGTCCGCGACAAGGTCAAGCGGTCCATCCTGCTGCTGTCGGATCAAACCGTGGTGGACGCGGGCGAGTATACGGCGAACAAGCCCGCGTATGACGCCGTGGGCATCTCCGTCATGGCGGAGCGCGAGGTGGACAGCCATCGCGTCCGGCAACACCTGATGAGCGGCGCTGAGGTGCTGGAGACGGTGGACTGGGCGGGGAAGTATATCCCGATTGTCCCCGTCTATGGGACTGAGGTGGTGCTCAAGGGCAAGCGGCACTTCCGCAGCCTGATCCGTGGGGCAAAGGACGCCCAGCGCATGTTCAACTACTGGCGGACCACGACCACGGAACTGGTCGCCATGGCCCCAAAGACCCCGTTCATCGGCCGCAAGGGCTCGTTCGAGACGGACATCAACAAGTGGGCGACGGCCAACACGCAAAGCCATGCCTTCATCGAGTATGACGGCCCCGAGGCTCCTCAGCGCCAGCCGTTCGCCGGTGTGCCGGCTGGAGCCCTGCAAGAGGCCCTGAACGCCTCCGACGACATCAAGACCGTGCTTGGCATGTATGACGCCAGCCTCGGAGCCCGGTCGAACGAGACAAGCGGAAAGGCCATTATCGCTCGCCAGATGGAGAGCGATAACGCCACCTTCCACTTCATCGACAACCTGTCGCGCGGCATCCGTCACGCTGGCCGCATCCTGATTGACCTGATCCCTCAGGTTTACAGCGTCCCGAGGGTGCTGCGTATCATCGGCCAGGACGGCGAAAGCGAGATGGTCCCGGTCAACCAGGAGATCAGGACCGAAGGCAAGAACCCGCTGACGGAGGAGGTCGAAGAGATCGTGAAGATCTACGACCTCACCGCCGGACGCTACGACCTGACCGTCTCGGCTGGGCCTTCGTTCGCCTCGCTGCGCCAGGAAGCGGCCTCGCAGATGATCGAGCTGATCCGGGCCTATCCCGACGCGGCCCCGGTGATCGGGGACCTGCTGGTCAAGAACCTCGACTGGCCCGGCGCGGAAGAAATTGCCGAGCGCATGAAGAAGGCGATGGGCATTGCCGAGGAAGGCGAGGGCGGCGAGGGCGAGGCCCCGCAAGGTCCCGACCCGCAGGCCATGCAGGTGGTCCAGCGTTACCAATCGGCGCTGCAAGAGATGCAGCAGCGCTATGCGGCTCTGGAGGCTGACAAAAGCCTTGAGGCCCGCAAACTCGACATCGCGGCCTTTGACGCTGAGACCAAGCGGATCAGCGCCATGAACCGCGAAACCCGACTGCCCGCCGGTCTTTACACCGGCTGACAGAGCCCGGCCCGTCGTGAGACGCGCCTTTCCCTTAGATGGACCCCCACAACATGAGCGAAGACACGACCAATCCGGTCGATGTCGAGGACGAGTTCCTCGACCAGCCGGAAGTCGAAGTCGAAGCGGACGAGACCGCCGACATCGACGCCGAGGAAACCGAAGGCGAGGCCGAGGAAGCCCCGCCAGAGGACGACACGGAGGAGATCGAGCGGGATGGGGTCAAATACCGCATCCCCAAGGCCCTGAAGGACGACCTCCTTCGGCAGGCGGACTACACCCGGAAGACGCAGGAAGTCGCCGAGACCCGGCGGGCACTGGAGATGCAGGCGCAGAGCCTGGCCCAGCAGGCCCAACTGGCCGAGGCGACCCTGGAGCACCGGACGAACCTGAAACTGGTCGAGCAGCAGCTGGCCACGTTCCAGAACACCGATTGGTCGGCCTACTCGGCCCAATACGGTGCGGAGGCGACGGCTGCGGCCATGGCCTCCTGGCAGCAATACAGGGACGCGCAAGCCGAACTGTCGAGCGCCATCACCCGCGCAGAGGGCGAGACCCGAGCGATCAGCGAGCGGAACGCCGCCAACGCGATCGCCCAGGCGGAAGCCCAGCTGTCGCGGGAAATCGAAGGCTGGGGCGTCGAATATCTCAGCAGCCTTGCCGCTTACGCATCGAAGGAATTCGGCGTCAGCCCGCAGGAACTGAGGGAGTCGGTCATCAACCCAGATGGAACACCCGACACGCGGACCATCAAGGTCCTCGCGCGGCTCCACAAGGCTGAAACCGAACTGGCCACGCTCAAGGCCCAACAGACCAAAGCGCAGCAGGCATCCAAGCAGGCCGCCGTCACACCCGCCAAGCCCGTGGGGCAGCGGGCCGGGGGATACAAGCCCGGACTGAACGACGACCTCCCGCCGGATGAATGGCTGCGCCGTCGCAATGCGGCCCTCGCCAAGCGAGCCCGCTGACCTTTCCAACACACGGCCCGTCGAGATGACGCGCCTTCCCATGAAGGAACCTGATCGTGCCCAATACGATCCTGACCCCCACGGCTGTGACGCGCGAAGCCCTCCGCGTCCTCCACCAGAAGCTGAACTTCGTTGGCTCCATCACCCGCGATTACGACTCCTCCTTCGCCAAGGACGGGGCCAAGATCGGTGACAGCCTGAAGATCCGCCTGCCGAACCAGTATGTGGTCCGCACCGGCGCCACCCTGTCCGCCCAGGAC